AGTTAATAAAACTGCTATTGGAGCACTTCCAGTAACATTAATTAATCCATATGTATCGGAGGTATTACAATGTATTTTATTTGGTGTACCATACCAATTTGATGTAGTTTCTACGGCTGACCCCACCAACCAATTTGATTTATCTGGGACCACATATCTTTGAGCATGTGGTGGAAACTCTACATGATTTGGTACTAATTTTCCAGAACCCGATAATGGGTGTCCTGGTAGTGTATCTGCACTTATATATCCTGGCATAATTTATCTCCTAAATTAACTTTTTGGTTTTTTCCAAATGGCTCGTTTAATCCAGATATCTCTTAAAATATTAGCTACAACATCTCTAATCAATTTTTTAATAGACGATATATCTTTTTTATCAAGACCTTCTTTTTGCAATTCTTTTACTATTTTATATCCCGTACTATTAGTGGAATATTTCCTTCTCTTCTCTTTATTATGAGCTGTGCCCTTCCCAAAAGCAAATGGGGTATTATACCCATCTATCATATCAGTCGTTGTAGCCTCTTCTAATTCCTCATCTTCTTCATCAGGACAATAATCACCTTCTTCTTTTTGAATTTCAATGACTAATTTTCTAATATATTCCTCTAAGCTATTTCTCATAATTTTTTAATTCATGTAAAAGATCATTATATCTCATTAATTGTACAATAATTGAATCTTTTATAATTTTAGAATTTCCAGCTCCACAGAATTTATCTATAGAATTAATAGCTTCTTTTAACTTAATCTTTACTACTTTATCAGTAACATTCTTTGAATATTTTTTTAAATCTGTTTTGATTTTAGGAATCTCTTTCTCAACATACTCCTTCAAAGAATTTGTATTAGATATATTATTTATATAATGTTTTAATATATCTTTTTGTCTTTGGTCTAAATTTGTATATTTTTTATTAAATTTTTCTAATAAAATCTTATATGTCAATATCCTCATATCAGTATCTTTACTTATTTTTTCAGTAATATTTTGTAATTGAGTATTAGAATTTTTAGTTTTATGATTTGTAGTAATATGCTCTAATATATTAAAATAAGATTCTGTTTTTTGTTCAGGAGATAAATAATTTTTACTATTATATTCGAATAATCTATAGATGGAAGCATATATTTTATAGTTTGATACTTTAGATGCAAAAAATGAATCAACATCACAATTTTCTTTAATTGATTTAATTAAATTATATCGCTCTCTTCTTAATTTAGAATTATTTAATTTATTTCTTCGAGTTAAAACTTCTGATATTAAATAATCGGCTTTTTTGTCAGACCTAAAATACTCATTAACTAATGTACTATATAGTTTGAGCTCTCTCCCTAACTCTGTATTTTCATTAAATGACTTTTTTACAAGCATTAATGCAAAATCTTTTTTCTTCCCGTCTAGAATATCTGCCGTTATTTGCCTCACTAAAAATTCAAATATCAGACCAGTATTTTTAAACTTCGAATGTTTTATTTTATTACCATTCATAGTGTTTATCTCCATCATTTTTAAAATAATAATACCAGGTAAAAAACCAAATATAATTTTTCATATATAAATATAAAATTATGAATATTTATTAGCTTTTTTTCCTATTTTATTCGTCATCTATTAAAGATTCTTCATTTAATAGACTGGATTTATTTATATCCTTACCAAATTTATCTTTAAGTGTCTTCAACAATCCCTCTCTTGCAACGAGAGTTGAACCTTTTGAAGTAGCTAAAGGTGATTTACCTTTAAACTCCCTCTTACCATATCTTTCTCTATAATATTTAACAGCATCTGATACATCTTTTGAAGACGCACCATTTGGATTAATATCTTTTTCAAATCTATCCTTTTCACTACCACCCCAATCAGATTCGCCAAACATTCCATTACCACCAGAACCACCATCACCATCACCAGCTTTCTCCCCAGTTTCTGCAGGGTCATTACCTTCTTGTTGAATTTGTTCTATTCTAAAGGCTTGTTTCTGGTCTTCAATTATTTGGTCAAATATGTTTGTCTTATCTTCATCATTTAAATCAAATATATTATCATATATCCATTCACGAGAAAATAATCTATTCTCCATCATTGTATTTGAAACTTCAATTTGTTGAGTCAGTAATTCAAGTTTTTCTTGTTCATGTATCATTGATGGATTTGTTAACTCTAATCTAAAATCTATTAAATCAGCATCTTCAAATCCTTGTGTGTACAAATGAATGATTGCAATCTTCTCTAATTCAGCACAGATAATTTTTTGTATCCTCTCAATTGTTCTAGCAAATCTAACATCTTCTGCCGCTAATGTAGCTTTACTACCAACACCCTCTTCATATCCTAAAAATGCTTTTGGTATACGAAGAGCCGCCATCAATTTATTTCGTAGATATTCAATATCATCAATAGCACCATCATTGGTTAAACCTGGTAATGATTCTATACCCGTTCCACTATCTCCTCCACGAACAGGTAAGAAGAAATCTTCTGTTACTGATTCGATATTATATCTTAAATTATATTCACCAGTTTTGGTATCCATTACTGGTATTTTTTTCATCTTATTTATAAGTTTATTCATAAAGTTTTCAACTTCATTTGGTGGAATGTTTCCAATATCAACTTTAAATATTCTTTTTTCTGGTGCTCTCATTATTCTAAAAATTAACATAGCATCTTCCATAAGAGATAATTGTTTAAATACTTTTCTCGCACCTTCTACTTGTGATTTACCGTATGGTAAAAAATTTGCATCTGATAGTAATCTAAAGTGAGCTATTTCATAATTCTCTTTAATATTCTTTTGGTCTCTATCACACATAAATTGTACAAGTTTTGGATTTGCTTCATCATGGTCTTCCATTCTTTCCACTTCATATGGAGATAACGGCTTAACATTAACAATACCATACTTGTCTAATATATCCATCTCAAGAAACATATCACCATATTTACACATATTTCTAATCCAAGACCATAAATTAAAATCTATATTTAATACATCATAAAATAAATTATGTAAAATTTTATGTAATTTTGGATTATCAGTTTGTATTTTTAATGTCTCACCCTCTACATTATCAACGGTACATTCATCAGAATATACATCTAATGCAGATGATATAATCGGGTCTGCATCCATTAATTCATAATCTTTGAATAATTCTAATCTCATCGCACTAAATGCAGGCTTCTCTAATTGAGACCTTCTCGGTTGATAAGAATAAAGTCTATTATATCTATCAACAAAATTCGATGTTAAAGATGATTTTGTCATATCAAGGTCTCTAACTTTCAATTGACCTGAATCTGATTTTCGGATGATTATATTACTTTGAAATAATCTCCCTAATCTTTGAAATAAACCACCTTTATTATTGTTTTCTTGTTCTGCCATTTTTTACCTCTTTATTTAATTAACCAAGTTAAGTCTTCTTTTTCTTTACCAGTATCCATCTCATATGGATTATTTTGTGGCATTCCGGTTTTCCCTTTTTGGAAACCATCTGAATAATCTGGCTTATTGCCATTATTTTTTAACATGGAATCCATCATATTCCACTGTTGATTATTTCTATCCTTCTGAATTCTCAATGCAGTATCTCTAACCCATAATGCGATTGAATAAGACATAACTAAGTCATCGTTATAACCATCCATAGCTTGTGCTTTGGAATGTATTATTCCTTGTTTATAAATGAATACAAATAACTCATCTATAAGTCTATTGGAATGTAATTTTACTAATTTTTCTCTTGTATATTCTTCCATCTTTGCCACTATAAGTGGTCTTGTTTTTGTAGTTGTTGAAAATCCAGGTACCATACTATTATCTTGAGATCTGTATTTGTTACTCATATTATGTTCTGTATCAACAACTTGTAAATCTTTTGACATATAAAATAAGTTTTTATATCCCCTATCGATAATTGTTTGTAATGTTGCCCAACCAATATTATTATTTTCTACTACTAATAATGCATCATTATATTTAGTAGAAACTTCAATTAAGAAATTTCCGTAATCTGTTGTTCCTAATTGTCCTTTGTATTCAGCAACTTGTTCCATATCATCGACTTCAAATACCTGACAAGCTGAATAATCTGCACCATCTCCACGAGCAACATCAGCAACTACAATATAATCTTTTGTATAATCTGGTTGCCTGAATATCCACATTCCCCTATCGATACCTAATTCTTCTACAGGAGCTTCAGCCATTGTATCTTTATACCATTGTAATATTGCAGGGTCAACTACTGATTGCCCTGAAGTGAGGAAGTCGGCATCACACTCTTGAGCTGCCTGTGAAGGACCTAATACTTTATCTTGTTCATCTCTCCAAGTTTGGTCTCTATCTGGATGATTTGTCCAATGAAGTTTTATTGTATTAAATTCATTTGTTCCATCTTCCGCGCCCATCCATTGTTTATGAAACCAATTACCTACACCATTTGGTGTAGAAAGAACAATAGCATCACCACCAGTAGCAAGTGTTTGTTGAGAAGCAGTCCATATATCGTCAATTCTATCAACAAATGCCGCCTCATCAATAATCAATAGTGATAGAGCTTCTGAACGACCAGCGGATTCGTTTGAGGCAATTGCCTTTATCTGTGAACCATTTGTAAATCTTAATGATAATTTATTTATTTCTTCTGTTGATGTTTTTAACCAACTTGGTAATCCGTCATACATAACTCTTACTTTTGTAACAAGATTTTTTGCAACATCTTTACCAGTAGCAATTACAAGAACATTTTTATCATTATGAAATAACATTGTCCAAAGTGAATAACCAGCAGATAATGTAGATATACCCAACTGGCGAGATTTTAAGATTATATTATAACGATTTTTATTAAATTCCTTAATACATTTTTCTTGGAAATCGTATAAATCAAATTTAATCTTACCTTCTTTTGGATGTTGTATATAGCAATACTTTTTCATAAAATATGAAGGGTCTTGTGCACATTTTAAATATTCTTGTTGTATTACTTGTTTGAGTTTATTATTGTCCATTTTATTTCACTATTATTGCTGTTCCAAATACACCCATACCAAACCATAACCATTTATTCTCCCACCATTTTGGTGTAACTTCTTTTATTAATTCGTCTCTCAAATAAATTGTATGTTCCATATCTTTCATAATAGATTGACTTAAACTATCTTGTTGTATATACATATATATCTCTTTATCCAAACTTTCTTGAATTTTTACATTTAAAGAATCTTTCTGTTCTAGTTCTTGTATATATACTTCAATATTTTGAACTTCCTCATCTGTATAACATTCACCATCACATATTTCCGGACATTCTGGGCAAGGGTCGCATATACACTCTTCCAATTCTGGACAAGGTTCACATTCTTTTTCTATACATTCCTTACATTTTTCACAAGGAGGACAATCTTCTAATTGAAAACATTCTTCCATTGAAAAGTGTGAAAAAAGTAAAGAAAAAATTAGTATAAATGAAAAAACCTTTTTAATCATTTCTTTTTCCCCTTACCAATGTTTTTTAATCTACTGTGTGCTTTCTTAGCAGATTTCTTTTTTGGTTTAATATTTTTCTTTTGCTTTTTCAAATTTTTCGTTTTACTTTTTTGTTTACTAATCTTTTTTCTTTGAGTATTAGCTTTTTTCTTTTTTTCTGCAATTTTCTTGTCAGTAGTTTTTATATCTTTCTTTAACTGTTTAGCTCTTTTACTACTTCCAAATCCAAGTGCGAGGATTCCACCTATTGCCGCTAATATTCCTAACAACCATTTTAATAACTTCATACTATTCTCCTACTTGAGGCCAAAAGATTTTCTTTTTTTCATAGCCTTTTTTCTTTTTTTCAATATTCTACTCAATTTACCTTTTCTCTTAACAGCTCCTCTTTTTGTACTTCTTCTTCTCCTAGCTTTTTCTGCACCCTTCATAGGCACACATCTACCGTCTTTGGCTTTCTTTCCAGGACCACAAAAAGTTTTTTTAATCATTTTACCTTTTCGTATGACTTTTTTCTTTCTCATCTCATCCATATCAATGATTTCATCAGCTTCTTTTAAGATATTATGATAATCTTCTAGTATTTTTTTATCTACCGACATTATTCTTCAACTGGCGCTACATTAACTTTTTTTGATACATGCTCACCAACATTACCAGCGGCATATATACCAAATATCCATTTTACAAATTCAGCCCAACCATAAAAGTCAGCTTTACCAGCCAATACAAAAATTGTAGCTGCTATAAAACAGATAAATGCACATAATAATTTTTTACTTCCTAATTTCATCATTTTTTTCCCCTATCCTTGATTTTTCTTAATTGTCATTTCCACATTTGAGTTTGCTAATGCATTTGCAACGCTCTTATCAAATATTTTTTTCTTATCTAATTTTTCATTTTCTTCTAATGCCTGGATTAAATCTCTTTCAATAGAATCCATATTATTAAGTTGTTGTAATCTAACCCAAGCTTCCCATTTACCTGGCCAACTTTTTAATTTAATTTCAAAATCCACTTGACAATACCAACATCTTTCAAATCTATTATAAGTTTTAATATGTTTTTTTTCTAAACTACAATTTGAATTGCAATCTTTACATTGCATATGAAAAATACCAACATCAGCCATTTTGGATATTTTCATACGATATCCTTTTCTCTGTTCCCATTCTACACCATCTAAATCAGTCCACTTGTCGCCAACTTCTCTGCGTTCTTCGGCAGTAGAATATCCAACCTGGAGTTTTCTTTTATAATCTCCACTCAACATAGATTGGATTCTTTCTGTATTTTTACCCATATATCATTATCCTATATACATTTATTCATATATAAATAGCTTAAAATGAAACTAAACCTGTAATTTGATTTATTGGAGCAAAGGCTCCTGTAAATTTATATGTCTTTCCTTTATACTTAAATACCAATCCTTCACTCGGAACTATAGATTTTGTTCCACCAATAGCATTTAACTTATCTAATTGTAATTTTAATGTGTTTAGTTTCTTTAAATCACCACCCTTTCTTACATTTGATATGGCTTTGTCTAATCGTTTTACAATTCCTTGAACCGCTTTATCTGGATTAGCTGCTATAAATCCCTTTACATTTTTCAATACTTCCGCACCAACTTCAAAGAATAATTCTTCAAATGGTTTCATATTCTTTTTAACTTGAGCGGCGTGATTTTTTTTATCAAAATCTAATATTGATTCTAAAGCTTTTTCATCAAAGAAAGATGTTTTTTTCATATCAGCTTTTATCATAGGTATTGAATATGATTTATCAAAGAACGCCCATCTCTTAACTAATCCCTCTACAACTGTTCCACTCAATTTTTTTGGCCATTTATTTGATATAAATACTTCCCACCACATTTGATGATATAAAGCAAGTGTATCATTGTCTTTGAGTCCATATTGTGCTTGTAATTTACTCAATCTACTTAAAAACTTACTTTTCATCTTACCAAAGTCTTGATGTTTTGGAACATCTAAAAATACAGGTTTACCTATTTTATATTTCTTTTGTATATGTTGATTAATTTGTTTAATCATACCCTGTAACATTCTACCACTACCAGGAACCTCACCTTTTACATTACCACTATCATCATATTTAAGTGCACCATGAAATACCAACTCAG